AAAGTGATGGCAACGGATTTGCCAACAAGCGATCCTAGTAATGCAGGTCAACTTTGGAATGACGACGGTACTGTAAAAATTAGTGCTGGTTAATTAATTAAGTTATCAAATCTAAAATAGTCTGTAACTTGCCTTTGATGGCTTTGTTATTCAGTGTATTCTTAAGACCCATGTGTAAGTTCTTGGGCCAACATTCAAACGCAGTCCAACAGTATCCTGAATGTTCATCATTCAGTTTAGGTAAAAATTCTGACTCTATCGCTATAAGGTAAGTGTGAAAGAAAAACTTCTCATCATTTGATGTGAACATCTCCAATGGAATAACTTTCTTAAACTTTGGAATAGCACCCACTTCTTCCTTTATTTCTCTCTTTAGACCTTCAAAGGCCGATTCTGTGTACTTCGTCCTTCCGCCAACCAATCCCCACATTCCTTTTGTCTTACTATCAGTCCTCTGCAAGAACAGGAAACGTTTTGTCGATGTGCTGTAAAAAAGTGCACCAGAACATATGATGTTGTCTTCCATGCTATATTATAACAGATTGTATGTAGTTTATCAAGGGGTAGTTGCATCAACACTAGGGTCATAACCATTGTTTGCCCCACCATCTATAACTATACTCCAATTACCTTGTGTGTAGACACCCTCATAAGACTTAACCCATTCTGTACCGTTGAATCTGTACTGTATTCCTGTGTTCAGATTGGTAACATAGTGCTGTGTAGAATCTGGATCAGAAGCGTCAAACACTTTCAACCATTTGCTTTGTGAACTGTTGTATTCAATGATGTCTCCAACACTGGCAATAAGAGTTCCCCAAGTTGCGCTCTGAGCTGTTGCTGTGGAATCCCCAACGTCATCGATGATTAGATACCTATCACCATTTATAGGTGTACCCGGATCAAATGTTGCAGGGTTAATAATTTTCTTGACTCCTGTAAGTGTGTTTGCAGGTATTGTGTCATCATCAATACTGTACAGCAATATGGTATCATCGAGTGTTGTTGTTGCTATTGTTCCTATGATCTCATTGCCGTTTGGTTGAGTTAACCTAATCTGTGACGTGCCGTTTGTTACAACACCGTACTGTTCTAATAAAACTTTCCAGTTTACCGCCGGTCCAAATGTTTCAAACGGATCTGCTAATCCCGGATCTTTGGCTCCTGTATAGAAACCATCCCCGCCTGATTTAACATTTACACCTGTTGTGCCCAACAACCTCAATTGGTTTCCTGTAACCAATAATCCAAAGTTGTTTGGTGTGATAAAACTTTTTGAAATCAAAGAACCATCTATCAATCCTTTTGTTATTCCGCCGTCGTCGTCGTATACACTCATAATAATTTTCTGTACAACACCTAATTTCTTGACTTTCACTGGTGGTGATAACCATATGGGCATTGAGAAATCAAGAGTTGCAATATCTATCTCTGTATCCGCACCAACTGGAATAGTCCTTGAACTAAATTTTATTCCTGTCAGTTCCACGTAACTTAAACTGGTCCAGTCAATGTAGTTGTCTGACTTTTGTATCTCGAAATCTGGATTGAAAAGGTATAAAATCTGCTCTAAAATTTGTAATTTTTGATCTGTGTTTGAACTCCATATGTCTGCTGTGACTTCTAATCTAAAAGGAGATGGCATAACTTTCTCGATAGTGTATCCTGCACCTAACTCGTTTGTGTAGTTTCCGTCACTGTCAATGCCTCTTTCTTTTAGATGCTGTTTTTCAATGTGATATGGGTTTTGCATCCTTTCCCTGTCGTAATTTAATTCTCTAACATAGGCCGCTATCTTTGGTGTGTACTGTAATGCATTCTCAGAATTCTGTCTAATGATGTTTGCAACTTGCCTTGTTGGGTCTCCGTATACAACAGGAACAGCTCTCAAAGTGATTGAATCATCTCTACCCTTGCCTGTTTCCACAGAGAAATTACTCAAAATTCTAATGAATTGAGTTAAAAATTTCCTAATCTGTCCTTCATAGAAGTGTAGCATTCTTAATTGTCAGCCTTTGGTTTGAGAGCATCTGTTAGTGATTGCCGTTGTTTTGTTGTCAATCCGTTTATGGTGTCAGACGTTGCGTTGTTGACAAAACTTGTTTTATAGTTGCTTCTCGAATCGTTGTTTGTTGTAGTTATTCTAACTGAATCCTCTATCTTGACCCATCTGGTTCCATCGAAACGGAACAATCTGTTTGGTAAGAAATCTGTTCTCAAGAAATAGTCACCCTTGTCAGTATTTGAATTTGGAAAGCTAATTCCAAATCCTGCCGGGTTGCCATTTGGTGCTACTCCGTCTCCATCTAGATAAAAGCCATAATGTGAACTTGCCGGTGAGTCGATAACTGCATTCACCTTTTTGTCTGAACTTGCTCTCTGTGATTCGGTATTGACATTGTCAGTCCTAATATTTCCTCTTTCATCGATAGGTGCAACATAGTATTGCTTGTAGTTGAATCCTGATTTTGGTGCGTCCTGCTCTGCTTGTGCAACAACTTGATCATTGATAGATTTTTCTTTGTTAAAAGTTGACATGTAACTAGCAAGAGATCCCTCTGTTGCGGCATCGCCTAATATGTCTCTGTATTCCTGAGAGTCTACTAGAGATTTCATTTTCAATCTCAACAGATGTGGCCACCATGTCTGTGAGAACCCTTCTGCCGCCCTGTTTACATCTTCAACAACATAATATCTTTTCAATGCGATTGGTATGCTCTCGTCCAATGAATAATCTTCTTTCATGTGTGGGAACTCAACAACATCACCTGCCATTGGTTTCCTTCCAATTCTCTCTACGATATCATTTAAGTGTACCGTTAAAAATAATGTGTCGTTCTGCAGGAACATTCCAAACTGTGATAAGTTGAAGTCTGCATCTTGCACATTGTATATTCCTCTCACGATATAGATGTCGTCTGCATATTTCCTATCTCTGTTCTCTAAAAATAATAGATCCTGTATGGTTCTTTCGTTTAGGCTATCACCTGAATACTGCGGTTGTGATGGCGAAGCGTCTCCATCCTTCTGTGAACTACCTTGATCATAAGGACCTATGTATTTGTGGAAGTGTAGATCAGTTCCACCCACCTGAAACATCTCGTTGATGTTACGATCAAAGAACTTGTAGTCGTTGCCCTTTTCAGGCTTGAAAATAGATAATCTTGGCATATCATACATATTTATTGCACAGGCAAAGGTTATAAATATGAGTATGTCAGAACTACAAACAGGACAACAAGAGATATTCGATTACGTCAAAAATAACCTAGGTGATGGTATGATTGACGTTGAATTAGACCCTAAACACTATCAAACGGCACTGGAAAGAGCTATTAATAAATTCAGACAGAGATCTTCAAACGCTGTGGAAGAATCATATGCTTTCCTAGAACTTAAGAAAGATCAGAACACATATATCTTACCAGATGAGATCATCAACGTGAGAGAGCTTATGAGAAGAACAGTGGGATCAAGAACAGCTGGTGGAGAAGGTGGAACACTTTTTGAACCTTTCAATCTAGCATACACAAACACATACCTTTTGAGGGCAGGTGCTACAGGTGGATTAGCCACTTACTATGCATTCGCATCATACCAAGAATTAGTAGGTAAGATGTTTGGAAGTTTCATACAGTTCCACTTTGATGTTGCAACAAAAAAATTAACTATCACACAGAGACCAAGAGCTGACAACGAAACAGTTCTAATGCACACTGATAACTTCAGACCAGATATAACACTGTTCAAGGATATCTATTCTAAACCATGGATCAGAGATTACACACTCGCTGTATCCAAGGTAATGATAGGAGAGGCGAGAGGCAAGTTCAGTACCATCGCAGGTCCACAAGGTGGAACAACACTCAACGGTGATGCCTTGAAGAACGAAGGACAGGCCGAGATGGAAAAACTAGAATCAGAGATAGGTAATTTCCAAGAAGGCGGAACACCACACAGTTTTGTTATTGGTTAATTGACCACTATTTCCATTTAAATAATAGTATCATGATAGATACTCGATACAAAAAACTTTCCAAATGCACACTAGAAGAACTAACCAACATGGTTGACGATCTAGAGAATGTTGCCATACATGCCTTGAAAGAAAAGAAACTGGGCGTACGGAAACTGGTATTAACATCGGTTCATGATGTTAAAAAAGAGATTGAAAAACGTTTAAAAAAATAGTATAATAAACCTATGTTAGTAGGTGTAGTAGGATT